CTGGGAGATTTCTCGACTAGGAACAGGACCAACAACGCAGTACACCCTCAACTTCGTTCGTGGTCGTGACCTTGCCGAGGAGTGGAAACTAAATCAAGAACAGGTAAATGAACTCGTAGCATCCGCTGAACCTTATACAGCAGAAGTAATTCGAGAGACCCCTCGCTCTGAACTACTAGACGTTGCTCGTTCTGTAGCCTAATAGTTTCCACACGTGGGAGAGCCTGTTACCTCCATTTCAGGCTCTCTCACTTTAAAGAGAGGGTTTTATGAATATTATTACAACAAAAGAACAACTTGAAGAGTTAGTCAAGCACTATCAGCGTGTAGACGCTTTTGCTTTTGACATCGAGTCTGTAGGCGAAAACCGCATTCAACCTGTAGTAAATGATGTTCTTTGGATATCACTAGCGACAGATAGTCGTGTTGATGTAATTCCTATGGGACATCCAAATGGGGAGTTTCTTAATTGGGACAAGGAACTTTTGCTTAGTGGTCAACGAAAACTTGCTGCAGGTAAAGAGTTAAAAGAAACCGACTATTCAAAAAACCAATCAAAATGGAAACCTGTATTTGGACCTGCTCCTGAACAATTGTTGCCAGGAGATGTGTTCAAGTCTTTGAAGCCTTTGTTTTTTAGTGACAAGTTAAAGATAGGTCACAATGTAAAGTTTGATTTAAAATCAATTGCAAAGTATTACCGTGGTGCAGTTCCTACTAAGCCATTTTTTGACACGATGATGGCTGGGTTCATTATTGACAATAGACAACGTGGGTATCTTGGTCTTGCCGATTGTGCTAAGAGAGAACTAGGAATCACTGTTGAGAAGGGCGTTGGTGCACAGGTAGAGGTGCATTCGTTTAGCGACGTTGCTAATTACTCTGGGTTAGACGCAAAAGCAACCTATGCTTTATATCAGGCTTATAAACCAAAACTTGAAGGTGAGTTAAGTCGTGTATGGAATCTTGAGATGGACGTATTAGCAGCGCTATGTGATATGGAACTCACTGGTGCAAATATTGATGTTGTTGAACTTACAAAGTTAAAGAAACGTCTTGAAAAGGATATTGATGACGCAAAGGCCAAGGCTTGGAAGTTAGTAGGCAAGCCCTTTGCTATGAACTCTGTTCAAGAAAAGCAGAAGTTGTTATTTTCTTCAAAAGAAGATGGCGGTAGAGGAATAAAGCCAAACCTACGAATTAAAATTGCTCTTACAACTAAGGGTCAAGAGGTTGCTGCTACTGCTCCTATGAAACTGGGAATACAGCACTATTCAGTTTCATCTGATGCGCTTGAGTTTTACAGAAGCAAAGACGAACTAGTAGATGCCATCCTTGAATATCAAGACTTAAATAAGTTAATGACAACCTATGTAATGCCGTATCTCGGTGGAGAAGTAACCCACACAGTTATGGGCAAAACAAAAGTTATTGAAAAAAAATCGCTTTTAATAAACGGCAAAGTACACACAAACTTCAAACCACACGGAGCAGAAACGGGGCGTTTTTCCAGTAGTGACCCGAATTTACAGAACATTCCTAGTGGAGGGGACTACGGAAAACTAATTCGTGACATGTTTATTGCTCCATCTGGTTATAAATTAGTTGTAGCAGACTACTCTCAAATTGAACCACGTATTATTGCAGCCTTTTCTGGTGACCCAATTATGGTTAACAACTATTTAGAAGGCGGAGATATCTACACGACTATAGGTGACACTATGGGTGTAGACCGTAAGGCTGGGAAGGTTTTAGTTCTTTCTATTGCGTATGGTGTTGGCCCAGAAAAGATTGCTCAGAGCATTGGCTGTACTGTAAAAGACGCTAAAGATTTATTAGACCGTTTTAGCAAACAGTTTAGTGACATATCAAAGTATCGAGCACGAGTTATCCGTATGGCTGCTGCTCAGACACCTACACCCTTTGTGTCAACCCTATTTGGTCGTCGCAGATATATCCCTGATTTAAAGTCTAGAGACCAGGGGTTAAAGTCAAGAGCAGAAAGACAGGCCTTTAATACCGTTATTCAAGGCTCTGCAGCAGACATCATGAAACTAGCCATTGTTAGGGCTCACTCTTGTTTTGTAGATGAGCCTGGGGCTAACGTCATTTTGACCGTGCACGATGAGTTGGTTACTGTTGCTCGTGAAGATTTAGCAGAAGATGTAGCAGAAGCAATTCGTGAGTCTATGGAAGGAATCAGACTTCCAGAGATAACAGTTCCACTTATTGCGGAAGCAAAAATAGTAGATAGGTGGGGAGAAGCAAAATGAGTAATGCAAACTGGTGGGCAAATAAATTAGGACAACAACCAGCGCAACAACAGCGTCCTACTAATATGCCAATGCCCCCATCACAACAGCCGATGACGCCGTATGTTCCGCCACAACCGCAAGTTCACACTGCAGTATCCAAAGCACAAAGTGCAAGTCAAACTCAATCTTGTCCTAACTGTTCGTCAAACAATTACATGAGTGTTGCTGGAGCAAAACTACGTTGTTATGACTGTGGATACCCATTAGAGCAGTCGGGTAGCAAATACGGTTCTCTTACTGGTGCAAAGGTAGAGGGCAGTGCAAAATCAGCAAGAGGAAATGACACAGCAAATAATTTCAATCCACAGCAAATAATTGGAAGGGTAGATGGATGATAACTGATGAGGCCAAAAAAATCGTTGCTCAACTTAATAAAAAGTTTGGTGATGGCGTTGTTGTATTTGCCAGTGATATTCGTACTGACCTTGTACCTAGGTTTACCAGTGGTTCTACAACTCTTGATTATGTTTTGGGTGGCGGTTTTCCTGGTAACCAATGGAATGAATTAATTGGAGAGCCATCTCATGGTAAAACAGCCGTTGCTCTAAAAGCAATTGCTGCTAATCAAGTAAAAGACCCTAACTTCACAACAGTCTGGGTTGCAGCAGAGGCTTGGGTTCCTGATTATGCAAAAATGTGTGGAGTTGATACCAGCAGAGTTATAGTTGTTGAGACAAGCGTAATGGAAGAGGCTTACGATGCAGTCATTGCCTTTGCTGAATCTAAGTCTGTAGACGCTATTGTCATTGACTCTCTTCCAGCCCTCTCTCCTTCTCCTGAGTTGGAAAAAAACATGGACGAAATGACAGTTGGTAAAGGTGCTTTATTGACCAACAAATTTTTTCGTGTTGTTGGTACAGCAATGAAGAGAAGTCTTGTAGAAGCAGAACGTCCAGTTCTAGGAATCGTAATAAACCAGTATCGTATGAAGATTGGTGTTATGCACGGAGACCCACGCACAACTCCTGGTGGTGAAGGCAAGAACTACGCTTTCTTTACTCGTTGTGAGATTCGCAGAGACGAATGGATTGAGTTAGGTTCTGGAAACAACAAGGTTCGTATTGGACAACGCATTAAGGTAAGAACTTTAAAAAACAAAACTGCGCCACCACAAAGAGTCGCGTATTTTGATTTTTATTTTGCAGATGGTGGACCCTGTATTCCAGGAGAGTACGACTTTGCCAAAGAGATTGCTTCTCTTGCAGTGGTAAAGGGATTGATTGAGCGTAAGGGTGGGTGGTATTACTATGGCGAAAGAAAATGGCAGGGAATTGAACCCGTCATTGATAGCCTCCGTAGCGAGATTGACCTCAAGGAAGAACTTGAAAAGGCTGTCCTTGAGTCAACAGACTCCATTGTGGTGGGTGATGATGAGTAACGGATTTGAAATTATCGACCAACAATGGGCAGAGGAATTAGAGCGTGGAGTAGAGGGTTACACCGACATGCTTTTTGAAGCCATCTACGAAGGAACAGAAGAAGAGATAACTGAAACAGTTTCTGGAGAGCCATTCTGCGGTTGTAACCGTTGTTTTTGGAGAGAGACTCTGTTTTACATAGTACCTAAGTTGCTTACGGGGTACGAGGAAGGCAAAATACAACTTGAGGAGTAAAGGGCAAAAGGAGTCTCAGAAGCACGAAAAACGTTTGGCCAAAAAAATTGGTGGAAAACGTAACGCTGCATCTGGGGCTCTTTGGGCAAGAAAGGGCGATGTTCGGTCAACTGACCTATTGATTGAGCATAAGTGGACTGGTAAAAAACAGTTTACTTTAAAGTCCGAAGCAATAAAGAAAAACGTTAGAGAGGCAATCCTTGAAGGACGAATGCCAGTATTTGGTATTCATCTTGATGGAGAGAACTACGTCATTCTTACCGAGGATGACTTTATCGAGATGAGGGAGAAACTAAAGGATGCCTAATACATGGATGAACCAGAGTACGCTTGGCGGTATCAAGCCCGATGTTCGGGAGCAGACACCGACCTCTTTTATCCGCCAAGAGACAAGAACCAATACAAAGTTATTGCTGAACAAGCAAAAACATTCTGTTTTGGTGAAACTGGAAAGAACCACTGTCCAGTTAAAACAGAGTGTTTATGGGACGCGGTCTCACGAGATGAACCGCACGGAATATGGGGAGGGTTGTCTCACCGTGAGAGGAACGCTCTCATAAGAAAATGGCAAAAGAAATACAAAAAGAAAATGACCCTCAAAGAATTTATATTCAGTAAGGAAATGTGATGCCTGTTCAAAGTTCGTGGGAACTGAAGAGATTTCTTGATGCCAAAAAAACTGAGACACGGCTTCTTGGTGATATTGAACGTCACCTAATGCGAAGACCAGAGTCTGACCGTAGAACAGA